GCGTCAACCAAACGCATCATTGAATCAACAAAATGCATTGGCATAACAGCCACATTATGTTTAATAAACAAAACACTACCACACCAATCCCGATCATGATTCATCCTGATCATATAAGTGTTCTTCTTGAACACTTTATGAGCAAATTGAGACAACCCAGTAGTAGTACTGGGTATATCATGAGCTTGAGGTTGAGTGTGTCCTTGAGTTACATAAGTGAAATTACTATATTGATATTTAGGCCTAATAGGCTCTTTTTGTTTAATGTAACTATGTCGTGAATAACTTTGAGGATGAATCTTATTGTAAATCTTAGAAATAATAGATATAACAGGAACTAAGACTGAAACAGCACCAATGATGCTAGCTAAAACAGGGTGACTGCGAATAAATTTCCCAGCCTTATCACTCCATGTAACCTTACCATCAACTAAATCTTGAATTTCAGTACTTTCTGCAATATGCTTAGTTACAGCAGCACTAATATAATTGCAGTTTAATAAAACCCAAGAATGTAAATCTCTAGATGGATGTAGATCCATAGTTATTGCCTTTGCAACATTAGGACTGACATTGTGTATTCTAACTATGGCTAAAGCTAAAACTTGGCGATTAATTTTAAGAACCATATCATCACTTAAGTCAGATTCAGCTAAGTCGAAACCACACAAATCTATGTATTGGTCGGTATCAACCATTGTATTGCCCAAAATGATATCAGTCATTTGTGGGAAATATTCAGGTGAAGTTAACTCGCCAACATAATGTTTCCAACGCTTATGAATTCTAGCACTAACATCCCCTATCAATCCTTGAGGTTTAAATTCTTCAAGTTTGAGAACATCTGGCTTAACTTCACGTAAGAGTCTACCCCGAACAATAGCTTCTTTCATATTATTAAGTGCAGCGTCTTCCCTAATTTGATTAAACTTAAACATTTTAACTGTAAGATCCATTAATTGTCTATAAGAGATACCTTGATTAACATCAAGAAACGCTCCTTTCAAGAAATCATATCGAAAAAATTCATGGACGTTCTCATCAAAAGTACCAATACACTTACTAGCGTCCAATCTACGTTTACAAATCTCCACATCAGGATCAAAACAATACTCCTTACGTGGAGCTAACCAATAGGCAATTTTAAATCGTCGGACCACAGCCTCAGGCAAAGTAACTCCCAAGGAGTGATCAAAATGGGTAACATTGGTTGTAGCAAACACCAATTGATGTTGGTAATTAGTAGAACCTTTATCAGTTAAAGCTGCCATAGTTAGAGGAAAATTTATAGAATTAACCCCACGAATAACTTCC